ATGCCTAAGCCAGCGATCTGCTGGAACGGGCTGGCCGCGGCCTGCGTCTGTTGCGTCATTGCCATCTGCGTGGACGGCGCGCCCTTGTAGACATCGGACAAAAAGCCGATCTGCTGGAACGGCTGCATGTTCTGCTGCAACTGGTTCTGGCGCTGCGCATCGAGCACGGCCTGCTGCTGACGCTGCTGCTGCGCGCCGAGGTTGTACAGGAAGTTGACGTCCTGCTGGCCCAGGGCCTGCTGTTGGCCCCCCAGAGCAGCAAACTGCTGAGCCAAGCCAAGCTGTTGCGCGCCATACTGCCCAAGTCCCTGCGCAATGGCCTGCCCCTGACCAAACTCCTGGCCCGCCAGCGAACCAATGCCCTGCGCCAATGCCTGACCCAGTTGCGACTGCTGGCCATAAATGTTGGCTTGCTGCGCGCCAAGTTGGCCCATTTGACCCGCGGCGCCGATCTGACCCTGCCCGGCAGATTGCAGCATGCCCGCGCCTTGCAGACCCAACTGACCAAGGCTTTGAGCCCCCTGCAGCGCGCCGATGCCTGCCTGACGCAGCGCGTCGGCAGCCTGCAATCCATACTGAGCCCCCTGCAGCCCATACTGACCGGCCATCTGCTGATTGGCCAGATTGGCTTGCTGCTGTGCTTGTTGGTTAGCCAACGCGGCCTGTAGGCCTGTCTGCGTCCCTAGCTGCTGCACGCCAAGTTGAGAAGCCAAATTCTGGCCGCCCACAGTCAGTCCTGCCTGTTGGTTGGCCAAGTTGGCCTGCAGCCGCGCGGCCTGCTCGGCGTTGAACTGCTGTTGGGCTTGCTGATACGCGCTCTGCAGACCACGGGACTGGATGTCGCCCATCTGTGTAGCCAGATTGCGGTTGCGCTCAGCCTCCACAATCGCCTGACGGGAGCCGCCAAAGGCCCCGGCCCGCGCAAATTGAGCGCCTTCGCGCTGCGCTGCGATATCGGAAGCACGCTGCGCTTCCCGCTTTTCAATGTCCACCACATTTTGCATGTAGGGGGACATGAAGGACTCAGCAGAGCCGGGAGTAGCGAATGTTTGTGTGCCCACCCGTTCTGCCGGGCCCATCTGATAAGCCTGCAGATTGGGAGCGAAGCCGGTCTGGGCGGCTTGAGCCATTGGCGCGCCACCGAGCTGGGCTGCTTGACGTGCCTGCTCTGCAGCAGCGTACATCGTGCCGATGCCCTGCTGACCCTGCATGCGGGCCATATCCGCGGCGCTCAAGCCAAGCTGGGCGCCTTGGAGCAAGGATCCAACACCTTGCCCGACCATTGGGGCCGCTTGCCCAACCATTTGCGCCGATTTGGCCATCTCCCCAATAGGAAGCCCGGAGATGCCCAGCGCCTGACGTGCCGTGTTGTATTGCGACCGGGTGTCTGCTCCGCGCAGCACGTTCATCGCTTCGTTAAAACCCTCCCTGGCGCCCACTGTTGCTTGAGTGGCGTAGGACATGTACGGCTGATACGCGCCGATACCGGCGCGCGCAGCTTCCATGGCTTGAATCTGATCAGGGGAGAACCCGGCGACCTGATAAGAAGGCGTCAGGAATCGGCCCTGCATGGCCGCTTGATTGGCGGCATCCACCAGGGCCTTGCTGCTTTGCAGCAAGCCTAGTTTCTGCGCCTCAATTTCCGGCGCTTCGCGGACAAATTGTGTAGAGATATCGGTTGCCATGCTTAGCCCCGTGATGCGTTACGTTCGAGTTGATGCATGAGCGCATACATCTTTTTGGCCCCTGAGCGGCGATCCCCGTTGCCCGCACCGCGAACGGCCTTGGCAGTCATGACGAATTCGCCGTCAGAAAGCATGGCAGGGATGGAATCGGAAGTCGCGGTCCCCGGTCCGTCGATTTGACCCGTGCGACGAGGATATCCGCCCCTGGCAAGAGAAGCAATGCCGCCATGCCGTTTTTCAATGACAAACTCATCCATGTCTTGATCCGCCCAGCTTTCCGCCGCAGGGATAGGCGGAAGCGTAGGGATAGTCGGAAGTGCGGGGACAGTCGGAGGAGTAACTGGGGCGACAGGCGGAATTACCGCCCCGGTGACGGGATCGATAGTTGCAGTGCCCGGACGGGGAATCCCCGTTGCCCGGTAGTAGTCATCCAACGTGAAGTTCGTGCCCAGCGCGCTGTTCCACTCCGAAACGGTGCGTTCCGGCGACCAGTTCTGCGCCAACGCATACGCCAAGCCGCGCTCCGTGGCTAGCGTATGGTCGTTCGGATCAAGCGCATACATGTACGCCTTGAAGTCAAACTTCGGCGTAGTCGGGGTAGTGGGCGTGGTCGTCGGCGTAGTAGGCGTGGTTGGGGTCGTAGGCGTGGTTGGGGTCGTAGGCGTAGTCGCAACCGGAGGAGTTACCGCCGGGGCCCGGGGAGGCATCGTCGGCTGCGTCGGACCCGGCGGGCGGTACATATCCGGGGGAAGCGGCATCGTCGTGATAGGCGGCGTCGGCTGTGTGGGGTACGTGATGTACGAACCGCGGTTGTTGGCCTGATTGATTGCGTCAATTTGTGCCTGCGACGGGGCGGGCAAAGGCTGCTGCGTGGGCCGCGTTCCGGGGCCCGTGAAGTCTGCAGGAACCCGCGGCTGACCACCTGCCAGGATCTGGCGGTTCAATTCCTGGTAGTACGTGGCCATAGCGGCTGGAGAGTAGCCGCCAAAGCCGCCGAACTGAGGCGTAGCCACTTCCGTTTGGACCGGGAGAGTGCCAATTCCCGAGGCAGGCACCGGGGAGGTCGGTGCAGGGCCCATGCTGGTCAGCATGGGGGTCTGGCTTGCCGCCTGAGCACCTATTTGTTCTGCCGAAGGCAATACCTCACCGCCCTCCTGATAGCCGGGTGGCGGGCCAAACACCGGCAAACCGTTGACGTATTGAACGCCCGGCAGGGCCTGAATGAAGTACTTAGAAGGATCGCGTTTCATCAGATCAGCGGCGGATCCCGCTCCTCCAGTAAAAAGACCGGAATAAGGCGACTCGACCTCGCGCTGTTTAAAGCCGCCCGTCAGACCCATGATGCCCAGTCCTGCAGCGGCCATGGGCCCATAGCTGCGCATGATCCCAGGCGTCATGTTGCTGGTAACTCGCTTTAGCGCATCTGCGTAAGGCATGCGAGGATTTTTGGCCATCAGTTCATTGACCTTGAGGTCAATTGCTTCTTGGCTAGCACCTTGAGGCAGGAACAGGTCAGAAACGCCTTGTTTGAACGTCTCCCAACTTGCGGGACCTTGTCCAAGGCCCAGGCCTTCGCCAATCGTCTTGATGGACTGCCCCACGGTAGGAACCGCGCCTTGTGCGGTTACCGCTTGCTGGGCCGCGGTGCCCCCGCTGAGAGCGGTGCTTGCAGGGGCTGTAACAGGAGGGGCCACCGTTCCGACGCTGGGAACCCCTGCGGTTGCGGCCCGCTCGATTGCACGGGCTTCTCCAAACGAGTCGGGCAGAAGGTCATATTTATCAGGGACACGCGCCGCAACAGGAGCCTGGGACCCCGGCATGGCGGACAGCTCCGGCTGTGCGGGCTGAGACGGCAAGGACGGCCCCGCCGCTTCCGTGTAAACCTTAGCCGGCGTGTCAAAGAAATTGGCAACCCTGCCCAGTTGGGTCTGGAATGCCTCCTTAGCAGTCATTTCAGCAGGGCCAATCAGTGGCATGTTGCCAAACAAGGCCGCCCCTGCGCCTGCCGTTATCCCCGCAGCAGCGCCTGCCTTCAAAGCATCTCGGACGCTGCCTCCAGCAAGCAGTGTGGATCCGGCAGAACCCACAAAACCGCTAATTGCCATGCCCGCAGCAGTGCTTGCTCCTACCCCCAGCATCGAAGCGGCCGCAGGGCCTACCAGGAAGCCCAGCGCCACGGTCGTGACAATCCGGCCCACGGTGCTACGGGTGAACTTCTTGACGGCACTGCCAATCTTGCTGAACAGCTTCTTCAGGAAGAACTCAGGCAGCCCTGTCACAGGGTTCACGGTCCCTGATCCGCCGCGCTTCTTCAGCATGCGAGCTTCGGCGGGCGTGATATGCGCCAGCATGGTGTCGCCGTTGCGGCCATAAGAGGCCAGGGCCTTGGCAATCGGCTTGAGCTCAGCAATACCGCCCTTGGCAAAGGCTTGGGGACCTGCAGGCTCGCCGCGGAGCTGATCCACGGCCACGTTCAGCGCAGCAAAGAACTCGGGATCAAACTGCTCAGGAAGGATGTCGTCCGTGACGCCCTGCGCAAGGTATTTTTGCTTGATGGCCTCGTAGTTCTCGGGGTTGGCCAGAACCTCGTCCACCAACTGGTTGATCAAGTCCAGGATCTCCGCCGGGACATCCATCTCTTCCAGGGCCTGCTTGAACTCAGCTACGGCCTGGGGGTCGGCTTGGGAGGCACTAGACAGCAGCTCGTCAGAGAATTCCTTGGGGGAAACACTCTGGCGAATTTGGTCAAAAGCGGCCATCTGCTCGGGGCTGATGGCCGCTGTCTGTGCTTGTTGGCTCATTTCTGGCAAAGCCATGATCCCTTGTTGAGCAGTGGCCATGATTTATCCCGGGAAAAAGGTTGAGGTCATTTTATTGGGTCAAGTCCCAGAAAGCGATAGTGCCGTAGCACTCGCCTTGCGGAGTTGCAGAATCCACCGTGCGGATGGCAAGCGTCAGGACATCACTGGCCCCGGCTAACGACACGCCCAACTGCAAAGCCCAGTTGTAACCCGCCGGATCAACCAGAGGCTGCTTGCCTCCGCTGCCGGAAGCATCAAGATAGTCTGTCTGCACCAGGGTGCCGCCCGTCATGGCCGTAGCTGAGGTATCCATCTCTGCGTTGGAGTCCGTTGGAACAGCCGACCAAGATGCGCCGGTTAGTGTCGCGTTGAAGAACAGGCCCACCTCGTAGCTTTGACTTGCGATGGGAAGTATTTGCATCCGGCCAGGAAGCACCACTGCACCAAGCGCCGTGGATGCCAAACGGACCGACACGATGGGCTTGAACGTCAGTTGGATGTTGCTGAGTTTGGTCGTGCGCCGCGCCAAGTGACTCGGGGAATACTGCTCGTAGCCACCCTCAGAGATGACCGTCGAGCAAATCTGCTTCATGCTCGCAGTCGTGGCGTTGGACAGATTGGTGATCTCGTAGCGCACCGGCAGGATGGCCGTGGTCATGTAGACCGAGCCGATCTCGTTGGCGTTGTTAAACGTGTGGCAGACGATGTACTGCCCATTGATCACAAACCCGGTACGCACCGAGCCAACACCCAACCACTCAAAGTCGCACCAGAAAATCTGGGTCTTGCTCGGATCAAGCGTGTAGCCCGAAGCCCCGGTGCCGTCCAATTTGTCGCCGTTCCAGGCGGACTGAGGGATGGAGCGAACATCGCTTGGCGTTCCCGGTGTGGGCAGAGAATCAGAGCGCATGACCATCGACAGCGTGGTGCCGTTGGCCTCAAAGAACACGCCGTTCTGGGTGTTGAAGTACCCCACACGCTGCCGGATGTTGGCCGTGGGCGTGTTCATGGCGAAGGTGGCAAGCACCAACAGCCCCTTGCCCGGTTGGTAGGACATGGAGCGGAACGTCTGCCGCACTGCCTGTGAGTTGGTGGTTGCTGCCACCGACATCTGCACTGAGGACTCGTTGGTCAGGAACGTGGTGGATGCGCCGTTGACCGTGCTCGTATCGAACTGGTTGTCAGGGGCGTAGCGTTGCTGAGAGTCGAAGAGCGTGTAGGGCTGACTGACCCGCAGCCGCCCGAAGGCATCCGTGTTGGTGCCGCCGATGGAGATTGGAATGGGGGAGGTAGTTGCCACGATCTTGTTCAGCAGTGCGTTAAGCCGGTTGAAGTACAGGCGCAGGACGTTGTTGAACTGCTCGTGGTAACGCGACTCGTAGTCCCGAGGGGCCAGAGGCAGGTTGGGGGGCGCAGGTACGGTTGCATCTTCGATAAGGAACGTCATCGCCGTCCATCCTGACGAATGTCAATGCGTGGAGCACCGAGCTGCCACGTCGTACCAAGTTGGTTGGAGTCAATCTTGAAGATCATCTGCCGACCGCGCACACGGGTGTAAATCTGCCCCGTGAACTCTTCGGTAATCACGTACGTATTGCCCTTGACCACCGGCTTGCCTGAACTGTCGATGGCGCCCGAGCCTGAGTTGTACAGGCCGTAGAGCGTCATATTGACGGTGGGTGACACGCCTGTTGAGTTCTCAAACGTGATGTCGGGAAGCATGCGCCACACAAACCCAAAATTGTGACCGTCGCCGATGTCGAATTCAGACGAAGAGATGTTGGCGACGATGGGCAGTGAAGTTGCCGTCTCGTTGTCGTCGATGCCTTGCTCGTGGTTCACGAGGTTGTGGCTGTACGTTGCAGCAACAGGGTAGTCACGCAGGCCCGAATCAAGCCACGCGGTCCTGGCCATCGTTCCGTAGTACCAGATGCGCTCAAGGTAGTTGTAGACGACGTAGCGGTCCACGGTGTAAGAGTTTGCTGAGCAGTAGAACCACCAGACTTCGTTGAAGCCCTCGTTGGTGCCAGCAAAAACCTGAGCCGACTGATTTACGTTGAAGTTGCTAAACACGTACCGGCGAACATCGCAGGGCAGCGTCTGCACGCGGCCATCGTAGGCGTAGAACTTGTCCACGCCCATCCAGTACACCACGCCAGACGCGATGGCCACAGCGTTGGGGCCGACGATAGAGATGTTGTCACCCAGAAGCTGGGCCCCCCAGACAATCGGCGGCTCAAGGTACTGCAGCGAGTACAGGGCCGAGTCCGTGAAGACCACGATTTCCTGACGCGCCTGAATTGCGGTGATGATCTCCGAACCTGTTGACAGGCGTAAGCTACCTGCTTGGTTGGTGGCTGCGGGTGTCCAGTTCAACGCATCTTCCTGCGAAGACCAGCGAATCAACATCGGATCAAGCGTCGCAGAGCCGTAGTCGTTGCACCCCAGCGCAAATACGAACCGGTTTACATCAGACACAAAGATCACGTTTTGGACGGTCGGCACGTCCGACGCCCCCACCGCGGTAGCCAAGTTGTATCCGCGCGTGGTGATGCCTGTCGAGGCATCCCAGTAGTACACGCCCCCGCCGCGCGGGCCAAAAACCAAGTCCTCGCCCCAGTTCTTTTGCGTCCACAGTCGGATTGGCGAGTCGGTGACCGTGCCAATTCCCCAAAGTCCCGCGCCCCACGGACCTGCACCCCAACCAGTCAACGGCACGGAGAAAGCTGCACCGGTATTGATTTGATAGGCCGCAGAAACTGCCGCCCCGCCAGTAGTACCGATGGGCACGGCAGAAGACGTGGTGATGGTGTACGTGTTGAGGTTGACAACCGCCAGTTGGAACTCGCCGTTGAGCAGCGCGGCAGACGCGCCTGTCACCCCGCTGAACGTCACAAAGTCGCCCGTCACTGCGCCATGCGCAGGGGCGTTGACCGTCACCGTGGTTGTGCCGTTACCCGTAAACGGATCCAGGGGTAGCGTAGTGGTGACGCGCAGCGGCGTGATGTCGTAGTAGGCGCCGCCCTTTTCAATGTAGAACTTGAGATTGGTGCCCACCCCCACCAAGTTCAAAAACCCCAAGGTCACCCAGTTCCACAGCGAACGGCAAGTGCCAAGAAAAGTGTTGGGCGAGATGCGCTGCCAGCCGCCAATCTTCTCCGGCGTGCCTTGACGGAACCGAACCTTGTCGCAGTCATACCACCCGCCTTCGGTGGTGTACCGCGTGTTCTCGCGGTTGACTCCGGGCTTGAACAGGATTTTCTGGAGCGGCATAGCGGTATTTTCCTGTCAAGACAGAAAAAGGGCAATCTCGGCTTCACGGCGTTTTACCAGACCGGGTAGGACTTTGCCACCACCCATCGTCCACTGGCGGAAGGCATCTGCCGCCCCGCTCCAGTCGTCTCGGTTGGCCCTCATTCTGATCTGGCTGCGCTGAAGGTTGCCTAGCCCTGCATTGAAGGCAAAACTGACCAAAGCGTCAAAGCTGCCTTGACGCCCAGGTACACCGGGAACAAGTCGAAGAACACCACGTTCAAAAGTGACGACGTCAGCGTGGAATAGTTCGTCGATCTCCGTCTTAGTCCAGACACGGCTGTCCTCCGGCTTCAAAGGGAACTCAGAGCGCAGCATCCCGGTGTAGCCTTCCTTGCGGATGACCGGGAGCCTGATCTGCTCTTGGTACAGGACGTGGCCATAGCCAATCGTCCAGATGTGGGCAGGGCAAAGGTAGGGTTTACTCCTAAACCCCTCATACTTGTGCATGAGGTCTTCGCCCGCCTTGCTCAGTTTCACTTCTTACTCCACTGGCGAGAACCGAACCAGTAGCCGATGATGCCCCCGAGGATCGCCATCTCGTCGGCAGAAAAGATCAGGTCAGAGTACAGGATGATGTCGTCCATGCTTTGAATCAGATTTGGGTGGTTCCACAGATACCACGCCATGAAGGCGTTGATGGCCACCAACTCAAAGACAAAGATGTAGGTAACCGTAGGCCGGACGGTGCCGGTGTAGTTCACCACCCACCGGGATGCCTTGTCCATGATCTTCTGGTCGTGCGCCAGAGCCGCTTCGGTCATCCGGGCGTCAGTCTCCATCGCCACCTGCTCGGTGCGAATCTCCTCCATCCGGGCCTGGGCGGCAAAGCCTGCCGCGGCCAGTTGCAGTTCCCGCTCGGTCTGGACCTGGGCCAGACGCAGTTCATGGGCTTGGTCGGCTTTGTTCTGAAAATACTCAAGCAATTTGGGCAGGCCCGAGAGCAGCAAGCCCCCGAGGGTGGAAAGAAGCGACAGCATCTCAGGCTCCTAGAGCAAAGAAAAACAGAAGTACCCCGACTGCGCCCACGCCAAGAGAGGCGTAGAACAGGCTCAGGGTTACGGCCAGGATGGCCGCAGAGGACAGGACGATGGCCAGTTGCAGCGCCATGCCGGAATAGGAGTAGTAGGAAGACTTGGCCTTGGCCGCGTCGCGCTTGGCTTCAGCAGCGCGGGCCTTCTCCATGATCTCGTCCATGTCGGCGCGTTGCTTCGTGGCCTTCTGCTCGTTGTTGGTGACCTCGTAGATGGTCGCACGGACGTTCTTGGCCTGATACCACGCCCACAGGTTGTTGGACTCTATGGTTCCATTGAGAATCGCAGATGAGTTCCTTCCGGCAAAGTAATTTGTAACAGCAAGGAGAAGAGCAAGCAGGCTAATAGAAACCGCAGCAAGAGCCTTGACATGGGCCTCCCTCTCTGACCGGCTTGCGCCTTCCGGCGGCTTCCTGAAACTCATTGCTGTACCTTGTCGAGTAAGTAGTAACCCACCCCAATCAGGGCGACTGCCACGAAGGCAATTGCTGCGCCGTACTTGGCGTTGAGCATGAACTCCTGCTGCCGCAGGCGGTGCTCACGCTCCTTCTTCTCGCGCTCCTTCTTCAGCCGGATGCGCTCCATGATCATCTCGTTGTACACGTTCTCACCGTAGTGAGCGATGATCAGAATCTTCAGTTCGTACTCTTGCTTGATCAGCGCCTGCTTGTGCATCGTGATCTGCAAGGCTTCCTGCTCAATGCTGTCGTCATGCAGTAGGCGCTTGAAAACCGAGGGCTTCTTGTTGGCCTTGTCGTTGGCTAGGCGGTTGAAGTCACCAAACGCCCCGTACCACTTGCCGATCTGACCGGCAACATCTTGAATCTCGCGCCCGGTGGCGACGAGTTTCTTAACGGCCCCAAACGCGGCATTCGCTGCTGAGACTGCCGCAAGAATGCCGGTTATGGGCTCCATAAATTAGGGCTGCTCTGGCCAGTTGACGGTCCAGGGGAACCCAGCCTGCCCAGGCACATCCCGCAGGGCTTGGCGGTACGTTGCCCATACAGCCTTGTCCACGGGAGAGTCTGCCAATTGGGTCCAGTCGCAGTCGGCAAGTTTCTGGTT